ATGCAGGCTCAACTAGGGGTAGTGGGTAGTACCATTAGTAGAAATATGCAAACATATGCTAAAGCTAACCACCCTTGGACAAATAGAACCTATTCAGCACAAAATAAATTAAAGGGTGAATATAAATTGACTGACAATGATTTGGATATTAGTATTGCACACGGTGTTGATTATGGTTACTACCTAGAAACAAGAGCTGACTTTGATGGTAGATACAAGATATTAGAGGAAGCAAGAGACAGTGAAGTAAATAATTTTAAAGGCATGATACGTAACTTATTTTAAGGAGGGTTAAAAATTGAGTGCGAGACTTAATATATATAATGTAATAAAAGGTGTAATTAATACAGTACCAGTCCATGACCGTCCTGCACGTATCACAAAAGATACTGCCGTAATAATGAGAACAAGTGCTAATCAAAGTTTCGATAACACTCTATGTGGATGGGATAACTGGATTATATATATCTATACTCCACACAGTCCTCTACAATTAGATACGTTGCGAGATAAAGTTAGAAAAGCATTATATTTGGCTGGTATTGAAATTACTCATGATATGAGTGATGATATGTATGACCAAGATTTGAAGTGTTATGTGTGTTCTATAACTTGTAGAACACCAGTAATTTTTAATTATGATGATAATGAATAGGAGGTAAGTGTAATATGGCTATATTATATAATATTAAAAAGGCAGTAGTAACTGAACTTGACCCAACTACAGGGGCAGCTAAAGAAAGTGGAGTTGTAGCACATATAAAAACTGCACAAAAGGCTGAATTAGAACCAGTGCTTAGCGAAGGTGAAGAAGATATACTAAGAAATGATGTTAGTATATTAGCAGTTGTTAGAACAGAGGATTTAATTTATGGGTATGATATAAAACTAACAGATAACCAATTTGATGATACAATGGCAGGACTTGTAGCTGGATATAAAGTAGAGGATGGGACTGTATCTGGTACTAAAAAGTTATCAACTCCAATGATGAGTGAAGGGAACGTGGCAAAACCATTTAGACTGGACTTATATGTTGCTAACTACAGTGGAGATTCAATTGTCAACTATGCAAAAGTTACATTGAATAAATGTACTGGTAAATTCCCTACAATGACAGTAGGAGATGGATTCTTTGCTCCAGAGTTTGAAATAAAAGCTAGAGAAAATACTAAAGCAAATCTACCAATAAAAGAAATAACATTTGTGGATACTTTACCAGAAGACCCTGCACAATAATATAATGTATATAGGAGGGAAATACAATGAGTGAGTTAAAAGTAATAAGTGCAAGAGAGTTTAGAAAAAAGGCGACTAGAATAATAGAGATTGATGGATTTGAGCCAGGAGAAAAAATAGCAGTAAGAATAAAACCGGCAAGTCTATTAAATCTTATGATGAGTGGAAAACTTCCAAATAATCTTTTAGGTACAGTAAATGATCTATTTGAACAAAAGGACAACGCACAAGCAATGCAATTATTTGAGCAAGATGAAAATAAAATAAAAGATATAATGGAAATAATAGATTTAGTATGTGAACAAAGTCTAGTAGAGCCAACATATGAAGAAATTAAGGACGTGATTACAGATACTCAAAAGATGCAAATAATGGGTGAAGCACAAGGAAATGTGAATGCGGCTATACCCTCTATTCAAAAGTAGGAGGATACTAAATGTTATCTCTACTGCTAAGACTTTTGGATGTAGACCTAGTGATCTATTAGGAATAGATGAAGATGACGTGTATGGTCGTTATTGCATAGATGAAGCTGCAACATATCTATATAATATGATGCAACCAGATAAAGATGGAAAAACTAAGAAACCAACATTCATAGAAGATATTAAAGAAAGTAAAACTAAAAATCCGGGTTTAGATTTACTATTAGGGTAATAAAATTAACAGTAGGACGAAGGTTCTACTGTTTTTTAATTATATAAAGGTGGTGAATAATATGGCTGGTGTAGATTTGGGGAGCATTGTAGCTCACCTAAGATTGGAAATGAGTGATTTTAATAGTAACTTAAATAGAGCAGTAAGTCAAGTACAACAAACACAAAGTAGTTTTAGTGGCTTAAGGGCTACTGGAGAAAGTTTATCCAGTGTTGGTGCTGCACTTACTGCTGGAGTAACTGCTCCAGTTGTAGCATTAGGAGCAAGTGTTGTAAAAACACAAATGACATTTGAACATTCAATGTCGAAAGTTAAAGCACTATCAGGAGCCACTGGTAGTGACTTAAAATTATTGGAGGACACTGCAAAACAGATGGGTGCAACCACAGTTTATAGTGCCTCAGAGGCAGCAGATGCCCTTGGATATATGGCTCTTGCGGGCTGGGATGCACAACAATCCGCAGCAGGTTTACCTGGAGTACTTAATCTAGCTGCAGCATCTGGAATGGATTTAGCACAGGCTTCGGACTTAGTAACTGATTACCTAACTGCATTCGGGTTAGAGGCCGACCAGGCAGGACGTATGGCTGACGTGTTATCTTATGCTCAAGCTAATTCAAATACAACAACAGAGATGTTAGGTGAAGCATTTAAGAACTGTGCGGTTAATGCGCATAATGCAGGCTTGAGTTTGGAAGAAACTACTGCAATACTTAGTAAATTCGCAGATGCTGGTTTAAAAGGTAGTGAAGGTGGTACGGCCTTAAATGCAATCATAAGAGATATGACTCAAAAGATGAAAAATGGTGCAATACAAATAGGTAATACATCTGTAAAAGTACAAGATGCTAATGGTAACTTTAGAAGTATGACAGATATTATAGCGGATGTAGACAATGCAACAAAAGGTATGGGAGATGCACAAAGAACTGCTGCATTAATGACAACATTTACTGCTGACAGTATTAAAGGTATGGGTATACTATGTAATACTGGAGCTAAGGATATTGATAATTTTACAAAAGAATTGGAGAATAGTAAAGGTACTGCGAAGACAATGGCTGATATGATGAACTCAGATTTAACAGGAGCATTAAAGCAATTAAGTAGTGCATGGGAAGCAGTACAAATGGATATAGGTGATACTACTGGGCCATTATCATTAGTGGTAGGTTTACTTACAAAACTACTACAAGCCTTTTTAAAATTACCAGCTCCAATTAAACAAGTTATAGTAGCAGCTGCTTTACTAGTTGCAGCCGTAGGTCCTATATTACTTGTTATAGGTAAAGGTATTCAAGCATTTTTAAAACTACGCGATGCAATAACAATAATAAGAACTGTATTTGGTACACTACGAACAACATTCTTAATTTTTAAATCTCTTATATTAGATACACTTGTTCCTATAATAACAGATACGGTAATTCCTGCACTAAGTAGCTTATGGGGAGTATTAATGGCTAACCCTATTATATTAATAATAGCAGCTGTAGCAGCATTAGTAGCAGCGTTTATATGGGCATGGAATAATATTGATGGCTTCAAACAATTCTGGATTGATCTATGGGAAAATATAAAAACTATGGCTAGTAATGGATTACAGGCATTACAAAACTTCTTTACTCAAACTGTACCACAAATGGTGAGTAATATAGGAACTTGGTTTAGTAACTTGCCATCAACTATTTGGTATTGGTTATGCTACTGTGTAGCTTATGCAGTACTTTGGGTAGCACAAATGGGACAAAAGGCCTATGAGGCCGGTACTAAATTTGTACAAAATGTAATTACCTTTATTCAACAATTACCTGGCCGTATCTGGACTTGGTTAACTACTACTATTAGTAAAGTTGGTAGCTGGGTTGTACAAATGGCAAGTAAAGCACAACAAGCCGGTAGTAGATTCCTAAATAGTGTAAGTACATTTATAAGACAATTACCAGGTCGTGTGTGGTCTTTCCTATTATCAACTATTGCAAGGGTAATATCTTTTGCAGTACAGTTTGCTCAAAAGGGTAGAGAAGCTGCACAAAGATTCAAAGATAATATCATAAATGGTATTAGTAGTCTACCAGGTAAAATGGTGAGTATAGGAAGTAATATTATACATGGTATTATTACTGGTATTACTAACGCGGCTGGTAATTTATTTAGTACAATGCAAAATATAGCAAGTAGAGCCTTAAATGCAGCAAAAGACGCTTTGGGGATACATTCTCCATCAACAGTATTTAGAGATATGGTAGGGAAAATGATACCAGCTGGTGTTACTGTTGGTATTGAAGCTAATGCAGGAAAAACTATAAAAGCTATTAAAGATTATGCTGCCGACTTAGTAACTACTATAGACACAAATAAATTCCTAGGTAAAGTTAATATGAGTACGGCAGGTATTAATATAAATAGTGAAAACACAATGGATAATAATTTACTATATGCCATAAAAGGTATGGCACAAGCAATGCAAGATAGTAAACAAGAATTTGATTATAAAGAAATGGGTAAACAATATAAAAAGGCGTTACAAGATACAAATACACCAATCGTAATGGATAAAGTATTAGTAGGTCAAAAGGTTGCTAAGTCCGTACAGGATACAAATGATTACTACAATAACCAAAAGGAAAGATTTAGAGGTGAGAAAGATTATGTATAATTATTTTAATTTTAATGGCACTCAAATTAATGATTTAGCCATAGTGACAAGCATAGAAAAACCATATATACCAGAAAAATCTATCGATACTATAAGTGTATCCAGTAGAGACGGGGAAATATTTGATGGGGCAAAATATGACCCCATCTCTATTCCCATATCCCTTGCAGTAATAGGTAATGATGAACAAGATTATAGAACTCGTGTACAATGTTTACATGATATTCTTAATACAAAACAAGAAGTACCTGTAAAATTTTGTGAGAATATCACCATCTATGGAATGCTAAAGGGAGCATTTAAAGTAAAGAAAAAGAATAGTATGAGTGGATATGCTGATATTGAACTAATATGCCACACACCCTATAGTTATAGTGATAATGTGCAGGCATACAATGCAGAGGATAACCAACAGACTGTAGTGGTGGAAAACAATGGTGAATTACCAACTCTACCATATGTGAGTATAGGGTTTGGTGCAGACGCACATTTTGCTCAGTTACAAAATAATAAAACTGGAGAAAAAATATTAGTAGGTGATTATCCACAACTACAGTTAAGTACTACAAAGAAGGAACAGTCATTAATATTACATAATCCTTGTGAGAGTGTAGGTACATTAATTCAGAGTGGTGCTAATATTAATTCTGGTCGTGGTACAGATGGTTCTTTTACTATATCATCTAGTGGTAATAGTTTTATATTGAGCGAATTAGGGAGTAGTACTGAGAAAATAAAGGGTGCCTGTGCACGTATTGCTTTAAGTAAAAATATAGATGATTTTAAAGTAATGGTAAGGATGCAATGTAGGTCAAGTGGTATAAATGGTGACCCAAATAATATTAAGAGTGAGCAAGAGAAAGTTAATGAGACTGTAGTTGAGGGTAGCAAAACTTATTACTACGTAGTAACTGCTAATGGAGTTAATTATAGAACTGGTCCCGGAACTAATTACACATCTAAGGGGATTATTCCAAAAGGAACTAAGTTAACAGAGGTAACAATTCAAAATGGCTGGGCAAAAGTAAAATACAAAACTAAGACATATTATGTATCAGCAAAATATATAAAGAAACAAGTAAAAGACAACTCTAAAAGTACCGTACAAACATTTACAGTAGCTAATATGTTATTAGTTCCAACTAAGACACTAACTGGAGCTAGTGGGGTTGTATATACAAAACCTAATCTAGGTAGTAAAGTAGAATGTACTATACCATATGGCACTGCTCTAAGAATAATACAAAGAACTTACACATATACATACACAGACTCTAATAATAGTAAACAAACAGTAAAATTCTACAGAATATACAAACCTTGGAAAGATAAGAATGGTAAAAAACATTATGGGTATATAAATGTAGATAATCTTAAAGGTTATGCAGGAGTAGATAATAGTGTTGATTATAGTGATGACCCTGCATATGCAGATCATAAGACAGGGATAGCTGAGGTATATGGATTTGATATTAATGGTACTCAGATATTTAGATTGTATTTAGGTGATATTAATCAATACTTTGAATATAACCAAGCTGAGGTTAGTGTAAGTAAAAATGTTATATTAAGAACAAGTAATGATAGTCCAAAAGAGGATACAGATAAAACAGTGGATGCCGATGGTAAAACTGTTACCAATCATTATATGAGTGGTCAATATGGTAGTTGGAATGATGCTAATGCTTACTTTACCTTAACAAGAAAGAAAACAGGTAAAAACTACGTATATAGTGCACAAGTACAAAAGAATGAGGATGGAAAATTTACACAATCCGTATCAGCTAACAACAAACGTAGTAGTGAGTATTCTACTCAACCATTAAGTTACTTAGCAATATATATAGGAACAATGGCAGATAAGTTAGAAAATGCTTGTGGAGTTGGTATTAGTGATATAAAAGTATATGAATTGAATCCTGAGAGTGAAGAAATTTCTAATATAAAATACTTTGAAGCAGGCGATAAATTAGACTTGGATTTTGAAAACGGCGATTGCTATTTAAACAATGAACTGAGAAATGATTTAGTGGATATCGGTAGTTCATACTTTACTGTAAACGAAGGTGAAACAACATTACAAGTAGTTAGCGATGATACGTCAGCTAGTTTGGGAGTATTAGTAAGGGAAAGATGGTTAGGTGTAGTAGACGAAGATAGAAGTACACCGGCACAAGATTTAAATTTAACAAGTGAGTAAGGAGGTATTTAAATGATAAAAAACTTATATATTATGGACAATACTAAAAAACTAATAAAACTAATAAATACCACAAATACCAATAGTATAAAAGTATATGATGATACCTATACTAGTGAACTTTTAACAGGGGCAGAAACATACACTGCCTCTTTTAAAGTAAGTTATCAAGACCAACCTATATTTTTAGAAGGCAACTATATTGGATTCTATTGGCAAGATAACTTCAAATTAA